TGAAAATCTGTGTGGCCTATGATCTCGATGGTCAACGTATCGACCACTACCCAGCTAGTCTTGAACAGTTGAAACGTTGCAAACCTATCTACGAAGAATTGCCAGGGTGGTCAGAAGACATCACTGGAGTTCGTAATTTGGAAGATCTTCCTGAGAATGCGCGTAACTATGTTCGTCGTGTGAGTGAATTGGTTGGCGTTCGTATTTCGACATTCTCAGTAGGTCCTGGTCGTGAACAAACCAATATTTTAGAAAGTGTTTGGTCTTAAGAAAATTTTTAAGATTTATTTAAGACAGGTCGGGTATACTATAGACAGTTACAAGAAGACCTCCTAACTTGTTGTAACAAATATCCTAAACTTTTCTTTTTCATAATAATCTCCCTTAACTCCACCCAATCAGGTGGAGTTTTTTTGCTTTATTTCAAGCTTTTCGGGAGTTTCCAAAACATTGTTTTCCGATAAATTTCGGTAGTTTTTGGAATTTGGTCGGGGAATTGGCGGGGACTTTTTTAGCGAATATGACTAAGAAATAGGTCTGTTGTCGCTTCGGCTAATTCGTCCTCAACTTGATTATAACGATCCGTCATATAAACCTTTGTATGACCTAGCGCCTGGCTTAATTGTTCAAGTGGAACCCCTGCAATAATGCTTTGAGTCGTGAAGAAGTGGCGCATCATGTGAGGTGTTACATGTAGACCTGTTGCTTCATTCACTAGATTGAAGTTTCTATTCAACTGGTTTGGATTGATGAGACCACCTTTTTCGTTAAGGGTGATATAATCTTTTTGTTGCTCCTTGATAATCCCTAACTTTCGCTTAATCTTAGAAGCTTCAGCTATCAGATAATAGATAAGGTCTGTTCCGATATCATCTAGGCAGACGTATCGCTCCGAATCCTTCGTTTTAAGCCCTCCTTTCCCTTTCAAGGTCTGGTTGCTTCGACTATCTCTAAGATGCAGTATAGCCCGTCCATTGTCGTTCTGAGTGATGTCCATAGGGCGCAAACCAAAGACTTCTCCTCGTCTCAGTCCAAAGATAGTAAGATAGGTCAGAGCGTAGAACTGTTTTGGCATAATCTCTTCTGCCTTTGCTATCCAAGTCTTAAACTCTTTGAGAGTCACTTTCTTGTTAGCAGCAGGGATATCACTCCGGCCAATAAAAACACCTTTCAAGCGATTTGAGAGCAGATTTCCATTTTTCACGGCATCATTCAACAATGCCATGAAGCTGGAATTGAGGGTTTGAACAGTGTATCTTGTATGGTTCTGCAACTTGTCAGCGATAAAGAGTTCATACTCATTTCTATCCAAATTTTTAAGCAGGACAGAACCAAACTTTGGTTTGATATGGTTCTTATAGAGATTGTCATTGAGGTAGTAGGAAGTGTCATTCCAGCGCCCTGTTGACAATCTCTTTTCAGAATAAATATCCCAATACTGATCAAGAGTTAGATTGGTATTGATGCCCAATTCTTGTTCTTGGATTTGTTGCTCAATCTCTGCCAAGGCTGCACGAGCTTGAGGGAGAGTTGTGAAACCACTTTTACTTTTTTCTCTTTTTTTACCTCGGAAGAAAAAAGAACGTCTGACATAGTAACGTTTGCCTTTAGCAGTCTCATAGTAATAGATATTTGGGTATTTTGTTTTATTATATTTCATTGTATTCTCCTTGTTTATCGGCTTCTGGACAAGGTCTAAACATTGAGAATATTGACATCACCCCTTTCATGGTGTAAAATAGGGTATAGAAAAGAGGCCTTTTTAATGGCTGATTTTTATACAGGTTGAGCTTCACAATCAAACTTTGGCGAGGGCGATTGTGGGGCTTTTTTTATTTTCTGAATAGTTTGTATAGTTTATACAAACTCCAAGCCGTCAAAGGGCCTGCAAGGAATGGAGCGATTGGAATACCAACAACTCCAAAAAAAACTAAGAAAATATACAGTGCTGAAAATATGATTTTATTTGCATGAAGTTTTTTCTTAGGAGATGTTTCTAAGAGATCAATATCATTTACTATATCAGCGAAACTGTCACTAACAATATTTTGTTCAATATGTTCAGTTTCAATTGTTTTAGTTTCAATAGCTTCAGTTTCCGTAACTTCTTTATTGGAAATGTTATCATCAATTATCTCAGATAATTCGCTCTGAATTACTTCTTTTTGTGAAGAATCAACAATGGTAAGGTAAACTTCAAAACCAACATCCAAATCATTATTTGTGACAACTTTTTCTTCATACTCGTCCCATTCTTTATATGGACCGCCTTTTATCTCACATTCTATTAGGAAATGATATCTTTCATCATCAAAATATTTACGGATAGATTTAGCGACTGTTGCAGGGACGTATCCTACATGATTATCAAAAATCAAAACTTTTATAGCATTGGGATCATATTTATTATCAGTTTCTGGAATGAGTTCAATATTAAAAATATCTAAATCTCGATACTTAAAGACTTTTAGACCGTATTCTTCAACTTCTTCCTTAATTTCCTTAGCTGATAAATCGCCATAGTATTTTGAATACTCTGGAATCCCATTGTCCTCAGCAATCATATTGCAAGCTTCTTTTACTGCTTTTTTATATTTTGTCACTCCAGCGACTCTGAATAATATTTTTTCAACAGTCTTTTGCATATATTTCCCTCTATATAAATATCTTCAATGCAATTTTTAATTTACTAATGCCAAGTATTCCTCTTTTACCATGACTTCATTAGTCATAGTTTTTAGATTATAGTAGGACATGAATTTGAGGTAATCAAACTCTGTAGGGTCGTCTAAGTTTTCTATCGCGTCTTTTACGAGATGATGGATCATATTCCTATCAGCTTCGTTTTCACAGCGTAGGCGAGCGTTCTGGTACTCTGAGCGTGTGTGGTCTTTGTGTCCGAGTTCATGCAGTAGTACCTTAACTCTCTCTTTCTTGCTGAGTTTACTCGACAGGAAAGCTGTATTGGTTTCTTTTTCGTAAAATCCAAGTTCGTCAGGCATCAAATCTCCATCAAAATCGATAATACGAATCTGAAAATGACTTATAATTTCTTTTTCAGTCACTAAGCAATACCTCTAATCACCAGCTTCTTTGAGATAACCTTCAATGATCGACTGGATGATTTTCTTCTTTTCATCTGTTAATTCTCGACCGCCAAACATCATGACATTAGATGCCATTTCTTCAACATTTAGGGTCTTCCCTTGCCAGCTATACTCTTTTGAATCACCAGCAATAGTAGGATTATCCGTGCGACCAAGTAAATAATCTGTGGACACGTTGAAGTAGTCAGCAATCATTGAAACTCGTTCAACATTTGGTGTGGATTTCTTCATGTTATAAATTGTATTTCTGCTAAAACCTAGTTTTTCTTCAAGTTTATTTAATGAAATACCTTGTTTGTCAGCCAATTCTTTTATTTTTTCAAATGTGAAAAACATTGATACATCAACCTTTCTAAGGCATGACAAAAAATATTTAATAAATTTACTACAAAACCGTTGACAAAGTTTAATAAATTTACTACAATAGTTTTTGTAAGCTAAAGAGTTAGCGAACAAGACAACTAAAAAATAAAGCCTAATGAAACTGATTGGCGTCCGTTTTCTAGGTAGAACCTTACTTTTTAGTAGGTCTTTTCTCTATGTTTTGATTTTAATAAATTTATTTATCAATGTCAAGAAATTCGCTAACTTTTTAGATAATTTTTTAAAAAGAAAGGGGGAGAGGAGAATGGTAGAGCCTTTCTTAATTGGCTTTGTTTTCGGTAGTTTTCTGTGCTACATTGTCGCTACTCTGATAGGTGCTGTATTGGACTTTAAACTTCAGAAGTGGCAACAACAAAGCGATAAAAGCAATCCAACCTGTAAGGATTGAAAACTGTAATTCTGTGAGAGTCAAGGTAGCGACAGCTATCACTGCAGTCGCTAAACCTACAGATGAAATGTAAGTTGTGATTTGTGTGTAAACTTCATCAGGTATCAATTTTCTATTTCGTCCACATGAAATACAGTAATAAATTGAACCGAAAAATATAAAGCAAAGAATAAGAACGAATACAATAGCAAGGATTCTTTGTTCTGTAAAAGCTTTCAAGAAATCTGTTAACAGTGAATCAGAAATAGGATAGAAGGTAGTAAAAAGGTGAAATCCTACGATAACTGTCGAAATCGGAACTAGGACACCATATAAGACGATTTCCTTTAGATAGTGAAAAAATGAAGATTTCATTATTCTCCTCCAATCGTTTTTATTTTAATTATATCAAATTTAGAAAGGAAGAATATGAGTAAAGAACTAAAGATAATCAAGGCTAAAATCAAAACTCGTTTGATTGAGCTGGATATGACCCAAGCTGAATTGGCAAAACAAGTATTTGTAGCTCCATCAGTCATTTCAGAACTGCTGAAGTATGGCAAAGGAAGTGATTATGTGAAAGAAAAAGTCGTAGATATTTTGGGTATTGAAAACCCTTGGAGAAATCACTGAGAGGTCCAGATATGCAAGTAAAAATAATACAGAATTGGCAGAAGAAAAATCATCAACTGAGTCAGATGATGATCGATAGTCTTGAGGGACTAGATGTTTGGGAAACTATTTTAACACTAGGGAAAGTAAGGAAAGGAATGTTATGAACAACGCAGCGCAAAAAGTAACACGGATTGATAAAGATGCCTGGGATATTGCTACGGAGTTGGCGAATGAGTACGGAGTATCCATTTGTCACATCATCAGTGAGAGCGTCCGCTACTGTGCAGAGAATGCCGAATTTAAGGAGATGGACGTTGTCG